TTAATAACCATCCGATCCCACGGCGTGGGGCATGGATGGGGCAAACTCACTCAATTTCTGGTTGAGGATGAGTACCTGGTCCTGGTTATTTTCAGCCATCCAGGATCCGTACACCCGGTAAACCATTTGCGCGTCGGTGTGGCCCATTTGCTTCGCGATGAAGTTCGGGTTGGCACCGGCAGCTAAGGACCAGCATGCATACGTGTGTCGGGACTGGTATGCTCTGCGATAGCGAATCCCGGCGCGTCGCATTGCCGCTTCCCACGACTGGTTAATCGACCCCACTGCGTAATGATGCCCGGCACGGCCATTACGTGATGCGATCTGCGGGTTGAACACGAACGTGCACGGATGCACATCTGTACGGCCATACTCGCGCAGTTTCACCTCAACCTGATACTGCTTACCCAGACGTGTTAATTCGGCCTGGTTTTTCAGTACGTCGATAGCCGGCTGAATGAGGTTGATGATGCGGTCCGTTCCGGCCTCTGTTTTCGGAAGGGTGAACTCCTTCGTTAACGTGTGGTTTCGGCGGACCATCATCGTGCCGGCTTTCAGGTCGATATCTTCCCAGGCCAACGACACGAGTTCGCCGTGGCGCACCCCGGTGTACACTGCCAGAGACCACATGTTTTTCAGTTGCTGGTGGGCGCAGGCATTAATCATCCTGACGAACTCCTCTCGCGTCAGCGGGTCCGGCTCGCAACGGGAGCGTTTGAGAAGGGCGATCCCATTAAATGGACTGACCTTCACATACCCGCTGTCGGCAGCGAACTTAAACATTCCGCTCATGGTCTTCATGTAGTTGTTGACCGTCCGGACTGATCGTCCTTTTACAGGGGTTTTCTGCCCGATTTTCAACGTGTGATAACCGGTCAGCAATTCCTTCCTTATAAACAGCAGGTCTTCCTGTGTCACCGCAGAAACAAGCCTGTCCCCGCCAATTCTCGGCACCATATTGCGCACTATAGATGTATAGCGTGACATCGCATTGGTGCTGATCTCCATGCGCTTCAGTTCAAGCCACTTGTTCGCCAGCTCCAGCACGGTGATTTCCTTGCTCTCCACCCCAAACCTTTTCAGGTTAGGCGAGTCTGGGAATTGCGCTGCATAGTTGAAGTTGCCGGTCTTAATCGAAAAGCACACCGACGCGCGCAGCTCTCCAGCGACCTTTCTGTTTTTTGGTGTATCCGGCACGCCGAGGCTTTCACGCACCCGGCTGCCTTTATAGATGAACCATATGCGGAGCGTCCCGCCATGGTTTTCCACGCCTGTTGGGTATGCTGACTTAGCCATTATTCCCTCCTGACGTCCAAGAGCCCGCTAAGCATAAACGGATCTTCATTAGCGCGCACCTGGCTGTTTCTTTGACATGCTCTCAACCCACTGGTCGACAGCCTTGCGGTTGTACATGCATTCACTGTTTTTCTTCGGCACGCCGTCCGGGGAAACATGCAGATATTCCCGTCCGACCATCCAACATTTTTTGCGTGCCCGCTCGATAGTGCCAGGGCGAAGGCCGGTAATCTCGACGAGCTTTTCTTCTGTTACCCAGTCGTTGGGCACGATTAAGGTCATTTCGCTCATGGGTGTCTCCAGGCAATAAAAAACCGCCACTATGGGCGGTTTATTTTCAAACTCTAAATTTCACCGTAACTGTTTTTTATAGAACTCTGATATGGAAAGCATTTTTTCTAATGGTACGACATTAGAAAATTCTTTATTTTTCCCATCAATCTTTAAATCTTCGAATATGGAAGGGTGGAGGGAGCATACGAAGTACTCCTTGAAGTTAATTTTCTTCACATTGTTGATGTTTACAAAGAAATCATACTTCAGAAGGTGTTTGTAGCGTTTATCAATTCTTTTAATATCTGCAATGGAAAGATAAAGCAAAGAAATTATTCTAAGTGTCTCTCCAATGTTTTCCTCTTTTAAAGGCACTTTATAATTATGTCTTACGACAATTTCATTACATTCATCTACTTTTTTTGTGAGTGAGTCAATAATTTGCTTATCTAAAGCATCACTTCTATTTTGATAACCTACATAAGCATTTATTGCAGCGGCTATTGCTGCGCAAGAGGCTGCAATAGCTGAGAAAGTAGCGGGCTCTAACATTGATCTTCTCTATTTATGGATGAAAATATGCAGTTTACTATAACCATTACCTTATATGAATGTAAGCATGCTTACAACTACTCATAAAGATATTAATATGATGTTTTTATTCAAGTTAGGGCTGCTTATCTTGTCACTTTCAAATCCCATGGTATAGCAGGGGTAGGATATTTATCAGGATATCAAGCGATGATTACCCGATTGTACGTTGCGTTTAGGTTGGAAAACGGTAATGGTCTGTTCGTGCGTCATTTCTTCAAGAGCACTGACTTGATCGATTATTCGTTCATGTTTACACCCAGCTTCCCTGTCACGTTGCGTATAACGGCGCTTAAACGTAATGCCTGCAGGCGCCGATCAACGAAGCGGTAGGGGTATGATTTCCCTTTCGCAGTGGCTATGCATTCTGATTCATTTAAAACATCTCGGACGTAAATCTTATTTAAAGGGATTGGATTATCGCCGATTTTGTTGAGGATTAGACCATCCAGTTCTATATGTTTGCTCATTGGTCTGCTCCGAAGCGGTGATTAAGCCGACCTGTGTATACGACGAACTCAAGGAGGCTAACTCCCAGAGCTGCAACTTTCTTGTGATGCTTGTTGATGATGGGAGGCACCGTTTCGTTCCAGTTTGGCTTTGGCTTCTTGCGCATGGCCTGCTGGATTTCATCGGTGCAGCGGCGGCAGGCGGCGCGGATGGCGTTGTCTATTTCTGGCGTCATGCGGCCTCCGTCTTAACAACATCAATGGCGCAACAGCATTAAACCAAACACAGATAACACGGTATCTCTGACCGTCGCTGAATACAGCGACGCCATCTACCAATAAAAACCCTCCCCGACCAACCAGACCCGGCCACCGTGCCGGGTTTTTTATGGAATAAATATGGCTACGACACCAACAAACCTGCCTGTTCCAAGCGAATCACCGCGCGACCTGAAGTTTAACGCCGGGAAAATTGACGAGTTCGTTACGTCTTTGGCGCAGCAATACATTGACCGCTTTGGCAACGCCCATTACACCATCGAAGGTTTGCGCTGGCTGGCGCAGCAGGCTATAGCAGCATTTGGCTGGATTCCGGTAGGGACATTCCAGGATGGCGCTACGTTAACGCTGCCAAACCAGATCCTGAAAGATGAAACTGATGGAGAATATTACCGCTGGGATGGGGCGTTGCCTAAAATGGTCCCTTCAGGGTCCACCCCATCATCATCTGGCGGCACGGGCGTTGGTGCCTGGGTCAGCGTCGGAGACGCAGCGCTACGGTCGATGTTGGCTAGTGGGGCCGATGGTAACGGTGATGCCATGATCACGGTAAAGCAGCCATTGCCTGGCAGCGTTGCGAGAACACAGCACAATCTGAATGCTGACTACGTTAACGTTAAAGACTGGGGTGCAAAGGGAGATGGTGTGACAGATGATACAGCGGCAATCAATGCTGCCTGCTCATCACTTGCCGGGGCAAGCCTTATCACTAATTTTCGTCGCCTGTACTTCCCTCATGGAACCTATATTTACAATGGCTCAGGAATAGTTCTACCTAACGGATCATCTTTGATAGGTGAGGATCTTTTCACAACCATTGATGCTTCTGCCAATACAAACACAGGCTACCTGATTACCCTTACCGGATTCCGTTCCAGAGTTGATACAATTGCGCTTAAGGGCAACAAAGATAATCCAGGAATGGTAGGGATATCTAGTTACTATAATTCTGATAATGGCGGTGTTCTGAATTGCATTCTTGAGGACTTCCATTATGGAATTGATATAGATAAATGTTGGTATACTCTATTTAAAAATATAAGATTCCGTCGCAGCACCGGCACACTGGTTTTGACAGGAGCGCATTTCAGAATCGGATACAACTTCCCATCAGAAGAAGTTAACAACATAGATTTTTCATCCGTTTTTATGAGCGAAGCGCAGAAGAATGCTGTTGCTGTGTACGGACCTACGCAGGTGCTTACGTGGAATGAATGTTCTTTTGAGACATTAGGGGAAGCTAGAATTAAGTTCTTCACACCATCTAGTGTTAATACATTTGTTCTTAATAGTTGCTATATTGAAGGAGATATTAGCTCTGGCGGTATTTATGTAGTAGAGGCGAATAACGTTGGTCAGAATATCACTTTCAATGATTGCATGTTTCGGCTAGGAAGCACTGCGGGATCTTTCGGAAAAAGCGTAACCGTGTACATGAATGGCGGATGGAGTAATAGCCCAAAGGTAACCCTTAATCAAAATGGATGTAAGGTATGGGCTTCCAATTATCGTAGCAGCATAGGTGGTTTTGCGGATGGTATTGATCCTGGTCGTTCAGGTGATTATGACGGGTCTGCTATGTACACCGCCGCGGTATACATGCAGCCTCGAGTTCAAGACATTCGTGACTGGAATACTCTGATACCAGCAACTGTAAATTCCAAGATGTTTAATACAGCAGGTCAGACCTTAAATATGTGGTCTGTTTACCTTCCATCAACCACAAATTCCCAGCGCATAATGCATCTTTCAATTGACGCAGCATATAAGCGTCTATCAGGAAGCGATCAGTACAATACGCAATGGGTGTTGTGCCTTACTAGTAATGAAATTACTGGTTCTACTCTAACGCGAGTATTCGAAAACGGAACTGCTAATGCTGGGGCTGGATCATTAACCTTGGCAATAGTTGCAAATGGCTACGACTCATCCACAGATAGTTCAAAGTTTACGATTACAATAACCACGGCAACCACTGGACTTGTGGTAGCAAGCATGCATGGATTCTACGCTGAGTCTGATACGCTTGGTTTGCCCACCAAGAGATGGCGCATTCAGCGTGGTTAGAAGTGAAGCCCCTTGCGGGGCTTTCTTCCAATATTAAATTACGTTTTGCAGAATCATTAATATATTAGCCATTTACCATTCGGTATTAAAAACTACATATAAAGTTCCGTGAATGTTATAAATAGAATATCTTTCAGAGACTATTGTTTTATGTGAAAGATGTTTGTTTTTGTCAAAGTAAGATTTTGTTCTGGATCTGTTAAAATCAAAGTAAACGTTATTTAAGTATGCTTCTTTAAGATAAAGCGATGATGTAAAATCATACATAGAACTGACAATATCTTTAATCAATGGTGTATTTCTGGAGTTTACAAATACCTGTCTAACTTTAGGGGTTCCGCCTAACGTGGTAATTTTGTCATAATCATTCTCGCTGAAGTTTTTTCTTATGTCGCTTACTGCATCATGTACAACATTTAAGTCAAACTCGGTTTGCTTTTTTTGGGCATTTACAAATGAATACGGTAGTGAAACTAAGTAAATAGCCACAACTATCGTGATATATGTCGGATTGCATAATCTTCCAATTTTTTCTGCCGCGAAGTTGCCAACTACAGAAATTGACACTCCAAAAAATACCAAAAACCCAGCAGCTCCAGTTAATAACCTAGCCTGCGGTGATTGGTTTTCTATAAGAGGAAGCGCGCCAAAAATTGAAAGTAATGCAGCTAAAGGGGAGGAAATTAGAACAAACAAATCAATAGCTTTTGGTTTTTTATTTTGCTTGTTTTTGAAGATGATAATAAATATAGCCAAATAAGACATTGTTAAGTAAAAGGCAAAGAATTTAAATTCTTCAAATCCAATGGAGTTTACAAAATACAATATATAATCAATAACCCTCTCAGAAAGACCGGTTAATGAAATAACACCCCTACCTGATGTGTTAATTCCGGTTATATTCATCAAGGAAAGATAAGCGACATTTGATACTATAAAAATAGCAGAGCTTCTTAGTAGATTAGCAGACATTTTTTGATATTTATCTGCATCAAATATAATCGCTGTCGCAGTTATCCCGATGAAGATATTAAGTGCAGATTGATACATGCATAGTGATATTACTGAAAGCAGCACGGAGGACAAAAGATATATATGTCCAGGTTTTCTACTATAATAAAATGAAGCGCACACTGAAAATACAGCAAATGCCATTGAAAATGAGTCATATCTGTACGCCATGTTTTGTATAAAAAAAGGATTTATAATAATTGGTAGCAATGCAAATGTATAAATATTGTATTTATTGATAGATAAGCTTTTACCGCATAATAAATATGATAAAAAAAGCAATATCGCTGAAAACATCTGTGTTAATGGTGCTACATCTACCGTTGAGCCAAACGCAAGACTAAACAGAGAATTCAAAATATCTGCCCCGGGCCTTCCCATTCCGGTCCACCCTCCAAAGCCAGTCATAGACCTGTAAATGTCGTCAACATAATAAATGTTGCTCGCAATGAACGGGAAAGAAAACAATATTGCGAAACCAGCCGCAATCATATGATGAGTATTAATTCTCATTGTTTTTCCTTAATATATACTTAGGCCGTTTTTTTACTTCAACATATATCCTTCCAATATACTCACCAAGCACACCTATCCCTATAAGCTGCACGCCGCCAAGGAACAAAATAGATACTAGTAAAGATGGATACCCACGAACTGGATTTCCGAATGCAAGCGTGTCAATAATCATCCACGCACCGTAGAGGAAAGCTGCACCAGCCACGAACAAGCCGATGTAAGTCCACATACGAAGAGGGAATGTAGAGAAGCTGGTGATCCCTTCAAGTGCCAAATTCCACAACTTCCAACCGTTAAATTTCGTACTCCCTGCGACGCGTTCTGCGCGTGCATATTCCACGACATCAGTGCGGCCGCCAACCCAGCTCAAAACACCCTTCATAAACAGGTTGCGCTCTGGCATGAGCTTAATGTTTTCCACCACCTCGCGGGACATAAGGCGGAAGTCACCAACGTTTTCTTCAATCTTCGGGTTGCTGATTTTGTTGTGCAGCTTATAGAACCATTCAGCGGTCTTGCGCTTCAGTCTGCCATCTGTAGAGCGATCAGAGCGTTTAGCGAGAACCATATCAGCACCGGCCTGCCATTTCTCGATAAGGTGAGGAATAACTTCGATAGGGTCCTGCAAGTCTACGTCAATCGGGATAATTGCTTCACCGGTCGCGTGGTCAAGGCCGGCGAACAGAGCAGGCTCTTTCCCAAAGTTGCGAGTGAAAGACAACGGAACCACAAGCGGATCTGAAACAGCAAGCGCGTTGATAATTGATTCTGTCGCGTCTTTACTGCCGTCATTGATGAAGACTATCTCAACTTCATGCTGCTGAAGTCCTTCAAATTCCCGAACCGTTTTATAAAAAATAGGTATCGCGTCTTCTTCGTTGAAGACGGGAACGACCAGAGAAATTTTCATTTCGCATCCCTAAAGACAATGAACTTTGAATAAATAAAACCGCACACCAGACTGATTGCGGAGAAGAGAATGAGAGTCACAATTGGAGCCATACCGGACTTATCGGCAGCCCAACCAACAGTTGCGCTCAAGGATCCCATAAACCCTACATACAGTATGTAGCGCATCGTGGTTGTCGAAGACTTAAACGTGAACCTGGCGTTTGCAAAGAAGCTGAATGACACCGCCACGACGAACCCGGCGAAGTTGCCAAGAGCCTGACCTGTGTGAAACGCGTATATGCAAATAGCGAACACAACCCAGTGAATGAGCGTGTTTATGACGCCGATCGATGTGTACTTAGCAAAGAGCTTTAACATTATAAAAATCAGTCAATTCGGAAAGGTCTGAAGTTTAGCATCACTGTGCAACTTGATCGACTCTCATATTTGACGATACTGTATATAAATACAGTTGTTTTGGGGGAGCCATGGAGGCAAACGCTCAGCGATACAGGCTTAAACGGTTATGTGGGGTTAACCGCTATTCATGTCTGGTCGAAATGTCAGGTGGTTACGCGCTTTTTCAGCCCGATCTGCCGCCCGCCAACGGAACGCGCGTGCTGGTGCATGCGTTCGGCCAACTACAATTCGCGGTCGTTATGAGCGGTGCGCTCATCACCGAAGACGGTGAAAGCATAGAGGGAGATGCTTTAGATGAAGTTGAAGTTATGGGTGTGGTGACCTTCTTTATAAATGGCGCAGCGGCGTTCACAGACGACAACCCGGTGATGTGATGTTTGCCCTGGTCGATGTGAACTCATTTTATGCCAGCTGTGAAACAGTATTCAGACCCGACCTGCGCGGGCGGCCAGTTGTCGTTCTGTCGAATAATGACGGTTGCGTAATCGCACGTAGCGCAGAAGCAAAGGTAGCCGGGATAGCGATGGGTGAGCCGTTCTTCAAGCAGAAGGAGTTGTTCCGGCGCGCTGGTGTAGTTTGCTTCAGCAGCAACTACGAGCTCTATGCAGACATGTCCAGCCGGGTAATGACCACGCTGGAAGAAATGAGCCCGCGCGTGGAAATTTACAGCATAGACGAAGCCTTTTGCGACCTGACCGGCGTAAGAAACTGCCGGGACCTGACTGAATTTGGGAAAGAGATCCGCGCGACCATTTTACAGCGGACGCATCTTACTGTGGGTGTTGGAATAGCTCAGACCAAGACGCTCGCGAAGCTGGCTAACCATGCTGCGAAAAAATGGCAGCGGCAGACGGGCGGGGTGGTTGACCTCTCAAACGTCGACCGGCAGCGAAGGCTACTGGCGCTTGTTCCTGTGGAGGATGTCTGGGGAGTTGGCCGGCGCATCAGCAAAAAGCTGAACGCCATGGGCATCAAAACCGCACTGGACCTCTCAGAGCAGAGTACGTGGATTATCCGTAAACACTTTAACGTTGTGCTGGAGCGAACCGTCCGCGAGCTGCGCGGCGAGCCATGTCTGGATCTGGAGGAGTTCGCCCCGGTAAAGCAGGAAATTGTATGCAGCCGATCGTTTGGCGAACGCATTACTGACTATGAGCAAATGCGACAGGCGATTTGCAGCTATGCGGCCCGTGGAGCTGAAAAGCTACGTGGTGAGCATCAGTACTGCCGTTTTATCTCCGCTTTCGTCAAGACCTCTCCATTTGCCCTTAATGAGCCGTATTACGGAAACAGCGCATCGGTAAGGCTGCTCACGCCAACTCAGGACAGCAGAGACATCATCAACGCCGCGGTAAAGTGTCTGGACAAAATATGGAAGGACGGTCACCGGTACCAAAAAGCGGGAGTCATGCTGGGTGACTTCTTCAGCCAGGGCGTGGCCCAACTCAACCTGTTCGACGACAGCGCTCCGCGTGCCGGAAGTGAAAAGTTGATGGAAGTGCTGGATCACCTGAATGCAAAGGACGGAAAGGGCACGCTCTATTTTGCCGGGCAGGGTATACAGCAGCAGTGGCAGATGAAGCGTGAAATGCTGTCGCCTCGATACACTACGAGATTTGCAGATTTGCTTGTTGTCCGATAAAAGAGGTGCGCACCTGATAAATCTTACAATCGGATCGGTGGTGATTATGCTGATGGTATGGGAAGGCGTAAAGCGGCAAGTTGCGAAACTGGAAGGAGCTACGCAAAGTTTAGCGGTGGGGCATGGGGGGGGCACAAAACAGCACTCGTTCTAAGGCGAACTTAGACGACTGATGTTTTCGACGACTATAACCATCTGTTATTTGGTGCGCTCTTGGACGATCTTTGTCGATTAATAAAAATGTATGCTCATGTGATGGGGATGCAGGTGTAAACCTTCCAATCTTACGCTGGCAGCCTGATGGCTTTAATGCCACAATATTTTTTTCTTCGCATGCAGGAAAGATGATGAAAAAAGTAGCAATTGTGGCTGCAATGCTGACGTTAGCGGGATGCGTTCAGGTCGAAAACTATCAGGAAGTGGTTAAGCATCCGGCACCTTCGCATCTGGCAGGTTACTGGCAGTCGAAAGGGCCGCAGAGCGCGATGGTGAGCCCGGAGGCGATTGCCACGCTGGTGGTGACGCCAGAGGGTGATACCCTGGATTGCCGTCAGTGGCAGCGCGTTATCGCGGTGCCGGGTAAGATCATGCTGCGTTCAGATGATTATTATAACGTGACCGAAAAACGAGACGTCTATCCGCTCGATCGTGATGGGGCGGCGCTGGAGTATGACGGCATGGAACTGTACAAGGTTGACCGCCCAACGGTGGAATGCGCAGATTACCTGAGCAAGAATCCGCTGGAGAGTAAGCTTCCGTAA